CGCCTGCGTACCGGGCCAGATGTGGTTCGGATTGACGCAACTTGGGTTGTCGCATGAGTGACAGCCGTTCTTGCCTTGCGGGAACGGCGCGCCGTTGGCGATTTCCCATGAGACTTGTTGGGCAGGCCGGGCCCTGTTGTGCGAGATGTTGATGCTGCCATACATGGCGCCGGTCATGCCGCCGAGCCAGGGCCAGCAATCATCCGGGCCGCGTTTATCGACCTTGGCCCAGAAGCGCGCTTCGATCTCAGGTGAAATCACCGCCTGCGTCACGTCCTCAGCCATGCCCTTCCTCCTGCGAGTATCTCCCCTCGAAGCGGGCGATCAGTTCCTTCATCATGGCGATGATGTCGGGTCGGTCACCGTTGGAAATGTAGTTGACCCTGCCTCCGCCATAGTCGCCGAAATGGGCGGTCAACAGGACGAAGGCGATTTTCCTTGGTTTCTCATTACCGTTGAATGTTTCATCGAGCACCTCGGCGATGACGTTCATCTTGGCGCGTTGTTCGGTCTCGATGGGGCCATGGGTGGGGTCGGTCATTAAAACTCTCCTGGGGCTACCTGACAACACTGGATACCGTTACGTCGCCACATCTCGACTAGGCTGGAGCGATCGTCGAACACCAGGTCAGGCTTGTGGCCAGCTTCAATGGCCTGGTGGAGCCAGAGCTCCTTGAGCTCATGGTCAGGACGATAGTCCCCGTCTGAACGCATTAGTAGTTGGTCGGGGTATAGGTGGTGTTCGATAAGCCAGGTACAGGTTTTGGCTCGAACACTATCACTCCTACCTGACCAGATCTCTAACTTGACACCGTTGGATCGGAGCAGACCAAAGATCTGGATAATTGGTATGATCGGTGTGTCGTCGACGCAGGCCTCGAAGAAGGCATCCCAGTTCTTTTTGGCTCCCTTGATGTGGTGGAGTCGGTGCTCGACGTTGGCGAGCGTACCGTCGAGGTCGAAGATCACGAACATCAAGGGTTACCTTCTTGCTCTTGGTTCATAGTGTTTTCAACCACTGCCTTGATGATCTCTCCATGGCATAGCCTGGGAGCACAGAAGCATATAAGGTCTACATCTCCGGTTTCTGCTTTGTTGGTTATATTGTTGAGAGCCTCGATGACCTGAGGATCCTGGTTCTTGATCTTTTGGTTCAACGATATTTTGTATTGATCTACGCTTTTCTTCCGAGTGGTTTGAGCGTTGATTGGATAAGGGTTTCCCAGAGGGGATCCTCTGCCGATGTAGATCTTGCGGTTACCATCGGCCAGGTGACCATGATGCTTGTTGACGACGGTAGTCATGTTACTAGCTTGCTCGATAGGTGAAGCTGAACTCCTCGACCTGGGGGTGTTCGAGGATCGCAGTCAGCATGTCGACCGTGTCCTGGAGGTCCGACCAGTACCATTCGTCGATCTCGGTCCCGCCGAATAAGAACCCATCCTGCGGTGGCAGCAGCTCGAGCGCTTTTTCAGGTGTCCTGTCTGCTAATAGCTGGACGCACAGGTCGCGCAGCTCGGTCAGCTGCTCGATGCTGACGTTATACTCACGACAGTCGTCGACCCCGCCCTGGACATTGTTGACGAACCAGGCGTGGATCTGGTTGGCCTTGCGCCAGTAGGCACAGGTGCGTTGCAGCAGGTAGGCGTCGAAGCCCGAGGTCTGGCCAGGCCAGGCGACGTTGAGGCCCTTGATCTTGGTGAACAGCTCCAGGCTCTCACCGCTGTCGTACTGGCTGACGTAGCGTTTCGCGTTGAGATACATGTCGAGACCCATTGGTTGTTCTCCTTGGTTTTAAGCGCCGTAGAGCAGCTTGCTCAGGCGGGGGCAGGTTGGGATGGCTTCAAGTGTTGTTGTCGCTCTCCTGGGCCTTCTGGCGGGCTTCCAGGGCTATCTCGGCGGGGATGGTTACGTCGATCATCGTCAGGGCCTTGCGCAGGGAGCCACAGCCATAGCGGTGGACCCAGTCACTGGCGGGATGATAGAGCTCGATCTTGTAGATTGGGCGTTCGTTGATTGGCCATGCAGTCAGGCGAACACGGTAGTCATGATCGAGTGGTTCATTGAGCAGGGTTATCATCTTGTGATTCTCTCTGGTTCCTAAGCAAAGGAGTAGCAGCTCCAGAAGCTGTTTCTGGACACCCGAGCAAAAAGAAATGAGAAAGTTTACTTATGCATCTTCTTGAGGGTTTTAGCGAGTCGAGCTCGTTGGCCTAGCTTGCCTGGTTTCTTGGCTGCAGCATTGAGTTTGGCTTCGGGAATCTTTTCACCCTTTTTGACGCCGAGGGATTTGCGCAGGGCACCAGGATTCTTGATTGCTTTCTTGATCCACTTAGCCATGGGAACCTACCTTCACACATTGTTCGATGTAGGACATTCTGCGGTTGTCCCAGCGCAGGACGTTGACGTGACCCCAGCGGTTGGCGATGACCCGGAAGGCAGCAGCGAACAGGATCATGTCGCCGACCATCATCAGCAGGTCCGAGGCATGGGAATCGTCGGCATGGTTCTCGACTTCGGTGACGGCTGCATCCGAGGCAAAGCCGTTGCCTGGGGTGGTCATGTACTGGATCTGACCATAGGCTTTTGCGGAGGAGATATCTACGCTGGGGATATAGGTGTTGCCTTCGCGGATGTAGCGGAGGGAGGGAACGTAGACCACACGGTCGGATAGGGTACCGGATTCTGGGGATGATTGAATTGCTAGGTTTTTGGCTTTATGGCTCATGGAGTGGAGCCCCTTTTCCTGAAAGATGGTTGGTTTGAAAAACCTGGTTTATCTGGAAAGTTTATAAGGGGTATAGGGTGCTGTCCACCAGGAGCGGGTAATGTACTCTGCACAAGAGAAAGACAAGGAACTCCAGGGCTATCTGGAGAACGCCCGCCAGGAGGGCGAGGCCCTGACCAAGTGGGCCAACGAGCCCAGTGTCAGGCAGCTCAAGCGGGATTTCGAGCAGGCGAGAAATTCCCATCAGGCGCAGATGAGCAAGATCGAGCGATGGAACGATCTGCTCTATGTGCGGAACCAGGCCAAGCCCAAGAAGCTCAAGGGCCGGTCAGGGGTACAGCCCAAGCTGATCAGGCGTCAGGCGGAGTGGAGATACTCGGCTCTTACCGAACCTTTTTTGAATACGGACAAGGTATTCCAGATCAAGCCCAAGACATTTGAGGATGTGGAGGGAGCCAGGCAGAATGAGCTGCTGATCAACTGGCAGTTCAAGACCCAGATAGATCTGGTTAAACTCATGGATGACTACGTAAGGTCTACGGTGGATGATGGGACATCCATTATCAAGGTAGGCTGGTGTCGCTATACGGTCAAAGAGAAGGTGGAAGTTCCTGTATACGAGTACCATGAGATTACGCCTATCGAAAATCCGGAAGAGGTCCAGAGACTGCAGGTGGGACTGCAGATGAGGAAGGAAAACAGACGGCAATATGAGGAGAAGGTTCCAGAAGAGATCAAGGCTTCAGTGGAATATTTTCTGGAAAAGGAAATACCTACTGTTGCAATTGAGACTGGAACCAAGGAGATTGAACGAGAGACGATTATTGATAACCGTCCCACGATAGACATATATAGCCCAGAGAATGTTTACCCGGATCCCTCATGTGAGGGAGATTTGGATAAGGCTAACTTTCTGGTTCTGTCGTTTGAGACCAGTCAGGCCGAGTTGAAGAAGAATGAGATCTATAAGAACCTGGATAAGGTGATCTGGCAGGATGCAGGGCCATTGACGGATCCTGATCATGACACTGCTACACCCGGTGACTTTCAGTTTCCCGATAGCTTGCGGCGTAAGATCATAGCCTATGAGTATTGGGGGTTTTACGATATTCATAATGAAGGGAAACTGGTCCCTATAGTTGCTACCTGGATCGGGAATGTGATGATCCGGATGGAGGAGAATCCTTTCCCGGATAACAAGATCCCTTTCATCATGGTGCCTTACCTGCCGGTCAAGCGGGAGCTCTGGGGTGAAACTGACGCGGAGCTGCTCGAGGACAACCAGCGCATCCAGGGAGCCATCACCAGGGGCATGATCGACCTGCTGGGACGTAGCGCCAATGCCCAGACAGGGATGGCCAAGGGGGCTCTCGATGCGCTCAACAAGCGCAGGTACGAGAATGGGGAGGACTACGAGTTCAACCCCAACATCGATCCCACGCGGGCTCAGATTCAGCACAAGTTTCCCGAGCTGTCCGAGTCGGCCCTGCAGATGTCGCTGATCCAGAACCAGGAGGCAGAGGCCCTGACAGGCGTCAAGAGCTTCTCTGGGGGCATTACCAGCGAGGCCTACGGGAGTGTCGCCACCGGCATGCGGGGGGCCATAGACGCCGCTGCCAAGCGCGAGATGGCCATCATGCGGCGGATGTCGAACGGTATGGCCAAGGTGGCCCGCAAGATCGTCTCGATGAACTCGGTCTTCCTGTCGGAAGAGGAGGTGGTGCGGGTCACCAACTCCGAGTTCGTGACGATCAGGAAGGAGGACCTCAAGGGGAGTTTTGACTATGTGGTCGACATCTCGACCGCAGAGATGGACAATGTGAAAGCCAACGATCTGGGCTTCATGCTGCAGACGATCGGACCAGGCAGCCATCCCCAGATCTCGACGATGATCCTGGCCGAGATCGCTGACCTGAAACGGATGCCGCATCTGGCCCAGGCACTCAGGGTGTTTAAGCCGGAGCCCAATCCGCTGGAAGAAGCTTACAAGCAGGCCGAGATCGAGGGGATGAAGGCTGAGGCGGCTGAGAACCAGGCTAGTGCCCAGCTGAAGCTGGCTCAGGCCAAGGAGGCCGAGGCCAAGGCCCGGCTGACCGATCTCGAGTATGTCGAGCAGGAGACGGGGACCAACCATGCCCGCGACATCGAGAAGCAGAAGGCGCAGTCACGCGGCAACCAGGATCTCGAGATTACCAAGTCGTTCCTGAAACCCAGAAGATACAATGAGACAGAGCCTGATGTGCCTGCGGCTGTGGGGTATCGGCAGTTGTCCAAGAAGGATGGAGAATCGAGGCCCAACGGTAATGTAAGACCACCTGTGGCACCTATGGGACCAGGGGCTCCTTTGGCTCCTACGTATAGTCCTGATGATCCTTTCCAGTCGATCACGGGTCCAGACCTGTATGATATAAACCCGCAACAGTAGGATAATATTATGTATATTACATCTGACATTCTTGAGCTTGAGAGCCAGAAAGAGAAACTTCAGGCGCAGATCGAACGCCGGAAGATGGCCTTGAGGCTGACGGAGAATCCTGACTTCAAGAAGCTGATCATGGAATTCTTCGTGGTGGATGAGTGTGCTCGTCTGGCTCATATGGCAGGAGATCCTGCTCTCGATCAGAAGCGTCGTGACGACGCCATGCTGATGGCCCAGGCGGCAGGACACCTGAAGAGGTTTCTGTCGATCCAGATCAAGCTGGGTGAGAACGCCGATGACGATTTGGACGATCTCGAGGGCAGGCTGGCCCAGGCTCGGGTGGAAGAGGATCACAAGGATTACAGGGATAATGTGGTCCATGTCCTGGATCGGGGAGACAATGCATGAACCCCGACGCAGAGACCGTGATGGGAGAAGACATCCTGGTGATGTCTGATGAGGAGTTTTTGGGTTTGGATCCAAGCCGGTACGATGGGCTTGATGATCCAAAGAAGGCAGAGAAGGAGGAGAAGCAGGAGGACGGAGAGCAGGAGCCTGAGCAGGACGAGCAGCAGGAGGATGAGGCTCAGGACGAGGATGATGGTGGGGGTGAACTAGAAGAGAGTGAACCGGAGAAGGTTGAGCCACCCAGGAAGGATCCAGGGCTGGCTAAGGATGACGCTGAGGAGGAGGTTGTTGAGGCTAAGGCTGATGCGCCTTCGGAGGCGGTGGATTACAAGAAGCTCTATGGCCAGATCATGGCCCCGTTCAAGGCCAATGGCCGGACGATAGAGATCAAGACGCCCGAGGAAGCCATCTCCCTGATGCAGAAGGGAGCCAACTACGCCAAGACCATGCAGCGGCTCAAGCCCTATAAGCGGGTCTTGACCATGCTGGAGAAGCATGAGCTCCTGGATGAGGACAAGCTCAGTTATCTTATCGACTTGGAAAAAAAGAATGAGGGAGCTATACGGAAGCTGGTGAAGGAATCCGGCATCGACCCGATGGATATCGGAGATGCGGACAATCCCACCTATGAGCCGGGCTATTACCAGGTAAGCGATGAAGAGACCAGCTTCAGGGAAGCTCTCGATCAGTTGAATGACACTGATGGAGGTTCCGAAACGATAGCGATCATCAATCGTACCTGGGATGCCGAAAGCAAGGGGATGATCTGGAAACATCCAGGCGTGATGGAGATCATCCACACTCACCGGCTGAATGGTGTATATGATAAGATAGCTGATGAGGTTGAGAGGCTTAGGACCTTGGGTCAGATTCCCGAGACTACGTCTTTCCTTCAGGCCTATCAGGAGCTGGGCAACCAGATGTTTCCTGCCAATGGCAATGGGAATCCGGCCCATAAAACGGGCGATGCTCCCAGGTCGAGGGTAGTGGATAAAGGGATTGCTCCGTCTCAGCAAAAGAGGGTCAGCTCTGACCCGGATGTTGATCGACGATTGAAGGGGACTAGCTCCTCCAAATCTTCTCGTGGCACTCGCGAGGAATTCAAGAATCCGCTGGAAATGTCGGATGATGATTTCCTCAAGCAGATGGAAGGCCGACTGTGATTTATTCCAGCTAGGGGCCGGATTCAAAGGACTAGGTCATGTTTAACTATAATGCACCGAATACGACTCCTTCGACCATTGATGCGGGTCAGCTGGCTCCCAACACCTCGGAGCAGATGCGCACCTTCCATTACCTCAAGAAGGCGATCATCACGGCGAGGAAAGATCAGTATTTCATGCCTTTGGCTCCGGTGATCGATATGCCGAAGCACATGGGCAAGGAGATCAGGATCTACGAATACATCCCTCTGCTGGATGATCGTAACGTCAACGACCAGGGCATCGATGCGGCTGGCGTGGCCATCGTCAACGGCAACCTTTACGGCTCGAGCAAGGACATCGGGACCATCACGGCCCGGTTGCCTGCGCTGACGGAGAATGGCGGACGGGTGAACCGTGTCGGCTTCAGCCGCATCATGCGGTCGGGTACGCTCCACAAGTTTGGCTTCTTCATGGAGTTCACCCAGGAGAGCATCGATTTCGACTCGGACGACATGCTCATGGACCATCTGTCCAGAGAGCTCCTGAATGGCGCTGTGCAGCTCACTGAGGCCGTTCTGCAGATCGACCTGCTGAACAGCGCGGGTGTCATCCACTACGCTGGTGCGGCCACCCAGGACAGCGAGATGACGGGCGAGGGCGCTACGCCTTCGGTGGTCGACTACGCGGACCTGATGCGGGTGGACCAGATCCTGACCGACAACCGGACCCCGAGACACACCAAGATCATCAGCGGGTCTCGCAACATCGATACCCGAGTGCTGCCTTCGGCCCGGATCATGTATGTTGGCTCGGAGCTGACTCCGCTGCTGCGGACCATGGAGGACAGCTTCGAGAACCCGGCGTTCATTCCGATCCAGCATTACGCCGAGGCAGGCACGATCCTGAATGGCGAGGTGGGTTCGATCGGCTTCTTCCGGGTCATCGAGGTTCCCGAGATGCTGCACTGGGCAGATGCCGGTGGGGCGGTTACGACCAATCCTGGTTATCGCGAGTCGGGGGGTAACTATAATATCTATCCCATCCTGATCGTGGGTGATGACAGCTTCTCGACCATCGGCTTCCAGAGCCAGGGGAAGACGGTCAACTTCACCATCATGACCAAGATGCCGGGACGTGAGACGGCTGATCGCAATGATCCCTATGGCGAGACCGGGTTCAGCTCGATCAAGTGGTACTATGGGTTCCTGGCCAAGAGGCCGGAACGCATTGCCGTGATCAAGACGCTTGCGCCTCTCTGACAAGATATAACCCGAGCCCCTCCAGGGAAACCTGGAGGGGTATATATTATAGACAGGATCTGAAAACATGAGTCGTTCTGATTTGGAAAATGAAGCGACCGAGCTTGAGATGCTGAAGCAGCGGGCCAAGCTTATGGGTATTCCCATCGTTGGGAATATCAAGATCGAGACGCTCAGGGATCGCATCAACGAGAAGCTCAGGGCGCAGGGAGAAGGGCCTGAGGATCCAGACGAGGATGAAGACGGGGACGTCTCCTATGATCCTGGTGAGAACGATGATGAGGTTGACGACCTTAGTGATTACCCTGAGGTTGAGGATGACCTGATCGAAGCTGCCCAGGCCCAGGTCGAGGAGGTCTTGCGACTCGATGATTTCCTGGATGACGACCTCAAGCCGCAGCGTTGGGAGGAGCTCCGCAAGGAGCGCCAGCTCTCCAAGAAACAGCGCATGGAGCTGGCCCAGGGGCAGTTCAGGAAGAGGCTGACGCAGCGGGAGATGAAGCTCATCCGGTGCCGCATCACGAATTTGAACCCGGCCAAAAATGATCTCCATGGAGAGATCTTTACCTTCAGCAACAAGCTGCTGGGGGCGGTGAAGCGGTTTATTCCCTATGGGGAGGCAGGGGCCAATGGCTGGCATGTCCCCTACTGCATGTTCAAGATGCTCAAGAACAAGAAGTACCAGGTGATCAAGACCACCAAGAATGACCGGACCAACACGGAGCAGGTTGAAAGATATCTGTCTTCGGAGTTCAATCTCGAGGTGCTGCCGCCCCTGAGCAAGGCTGAGATCGATCAGTTGGCTCAGGCACAGCTGTCCAGGGGTGACACGACGGTTGGTACTGGTGGGAGGCAGATGCTGTAATGGCGGCTTTGGTTCCTCCCTCGGAGTTCACCTGTGACATCACGGAAGATGCCAATGACCTGATGGATGGTCTTACCTCGGATGTCAGTTTTGACATCCCGGTAATAGACTTCGATGATCCTCAGTGGCAGTTTCCGTTTGATCCTACCGATCCGATCTATGGTGCGGTTACACCCTTGACCAATGAAGCTCTTACGGAGCGGATCGTTGGTGGCAAGGGTACGTTCGATGCCATCATGGATGGGCATCTGGCGCACCTCAAGGTGGAGTTCGAGAAGGGGCGCATTACCGGGGCTGAATATACCAAAGCCTACATCGCCATCAGCGCCAACTCCATGTCCTCTGCGGTGCAGTTCCTGTTGGGTCGGGACCAGGCCTTTTGGCAGGCGCAGCAGGCCCAGGTGCAGGCCCTGGTGGCGCTCACACAGCTCGAGATCGCCAAGTACCAGCTGGTTGAAGCCCAGTTCATGGCGCTCAACTCCAAGGCCCGCTACGCCCTCTCCAAGGCGCAGCTGATGACCCAGGAGGTGGCCTACTGCGCGGGCAAGTTCCAGCTCGATTACCTGCTGCCGGAGCAGTACGAGGCCGCAAGAGCCCAGACCCTGGACACCAGGTCTGATGGCACACCTGTGCTAGGTATTCTCGGGAAGCAGAAAGAGTATCAGGACAAGCAGATGGATGTGGCCGATACCCAGATCCAGCTCTACAACCAGCAGATCGATAGCTACAAACGCGACGCAGAAGTGAGATCTGGCAGGCTCTGGATCGATGCCTGGATTACCCAGAAGACCATCGACGAGGGACTGTTGCCACCTGAAGGTTTCAGCAATGCCAACCTTGATGATGTGCTCGAGGTGATCAAGGTGAACAATGGTTTTGGACCTCTGCAGGTTACGCCCTAATGTTTAGATTGGTTGGGTCTTATGTCTACGGTTCTGGTAGCTTCGACCCTGACCAACCTGGCGGGTGATTTCAACACACGGCCTAACTTTCTACGTAGTACCATTCTCTCCAATGCCATGAATCTTGGGTCTTCCCGCAAGAAGGATGGCCTGTCCCCACATCTGAATAAATCCTATCTGTCTGGTCCCAGCATGACCTGGAGAAGCTTCTTCAGGTGGGGTCTCAGGGACGACCTGGGTGGTGGCACCAACTATGACACCGTAGGGTATCCTACGGCCAAGCTGCAGTCGGCGGTGAATGTCACCGAAGCTATCATGGAAGAGCAGGTGCTGACGGCGCTTGCTGTCCTGGATCCCACTGTGGATCCAGCCAATGACGATGCTGTGTTTACGCCTCCACCACCTGGGCCCCTCGAGGGGATCAAGCTGGACAAGGCCAACCCAGGCTGGTGGGCTGGAGCCTGGCTGATCCAGGAAGCAGGCTCAGCCCCTACGCCTTATAACTCGGTATGGTCCGCAGATTATATAATCAGCACCGGATTGATCGAGGTATATTATGTAGACATCGGAAGTGGGACACCTGCGGTTGCCAGCTTCGATCCGGCTGACGTGGTGGGAGCTCCCGACTATGACACCACAGGAGAGGATAGCTACGTCTACTCGGTGTTCCAGCTGGAGCGGGCGACTACACCAGGCGTGCTGGAAGGACCCTACATAGATATCTATCTGGTTGGTTCAGGCAATGATGATATCGACGATAACATAGAAGATGCTACCATCTCGGAGGCAGAGTTTTATCCATTTATTCCTATAAGGCTGGATAATCAGTTTCTGTCGGATACCCACATCGCCGACGCCTACGAGCAGTCCAAGACGGCTTACAAGAAGGCTGTGGGGGGTAACCTGGACGAGATCATCCAGCAACTGGAGGAGCATCCGGACAAGGATGATATTGATTATGCCTATGTGGTTTTCGGGGTTCCCCTGAATGCTCTTGAGCAGTCCTCGAGGAAATATATATTCAGGTTCTTCAAGTTTCTCCAGGACAGGACGGAGGCTCTTTTGGGTGGTACCACTGCCGCCGAGAAGATCGTCGAGATCAGGACTGCCCAGGCTGTAGGCCTGGCAGCAGAGACATCTCCCAGCAATTTCTGGATGCAGGTTTCCTGGCTCGACATAACCGAGACCGAGGGAACCGGCGTACTGACCAATGCCGACACGGGGAATCCCGCCAAAGCCGACGCGATCTGGCTGGTCCAGGCAGGAGATGTGACAACAGTCTATTGGCAGCAGACCAACACCAGCTGGAGAGCTGTAGCTGTAACTGGTTTGGTTCACAGGAATTATATCTACAGGGATAAGAACGTAGAAACCAAAGCAGTTGATGCTCTGCTGGATGCGGATGAGTCTGGTTTCTTGCTACCTTTGCATTTTCCCATTTTCAGGGATATGCCTCTGGTGGATTCTACCCAGCTTACGACCCAGTGTTGTTTTATCGTTATCAACACCTATGAGGTCAAGAAGCAGAGCTTCCTGGGTAAGTTCCTTAAGGTCCTGGCTGTTCTGGTTGTCATTGCCGTGGTGCTGTTTGCGCCGCAGCTGGCACCGGGCCTGGTCAAGCTGGCAGCTACGACGGGTGCACTTCTGGGGCTGACGGGCGTTGCAGCGCTGATCATCGGGACCCTGGTTGTCACCTTTGGTTCCATGCTGGTGGCCAGCCTCATCACCAAGGGTGCTGTGGCGATCTTTGGCGAGAAGCTGGGGACGATCATCGGCTTCCTGGCTACGATCGCCGTGACCCAGGGGCTATCCAACCTGGCAACTACAGGAACCTTCTCGGTCGGCTTCGAGGCTTTCTTCAAGGCGGACAACCTGCTGCGGCTTACCGAGGCTACAGGCCAGCTGGCGACCAGGATGATCGCTGCTGAAGTGCATGACACGGTGCTTGAGACCCAGCGAGCAGCCGAGGAGTATGGCCGCAAGATGCAGGAGCTGCAGAAGGCCTATGCGGCTCTGGGAGGCTTCGGGGACACGCTGCTGAATCCGATGTCGATAACGGGGAATATCTTTGGGGACCTGTTTGGTATAGTGGATTCCCTTGGTTCCTTCGTTGGTTCCATCGGAGAGCTGCCTGGAGAGTTTCTTGAAAGGACATTGATGGTAGGGTCTGATATCATCGATCTGTCCATGGATTCTCTTTATGAATTCCCACAGTATACTGTTTCTAATACCTTGCCTGGAACAGATCTGAATTAGAGGATATGGCTATGGCTTATGGCTCTGGATTTTACGATAATATGTCGGCCAGCGATTATGTCGCAGGAGGAGGTGTACCGCAGCAGAGCTCCTGGGGCGGAGGTTGGGGTAAGAGTCCTTTCCCGTCGCCGTTTAATACGGCTCCGGATGATTTTGGTTTAGGGAATCCAGCTTCTCCTGCGGGAGGGTTCAATATCACCAATCAGGTGCCTGATATCTGGTCTCTGTTAAAGGGATCCGATCCTACCAGTATGTTTGATTTTGGTAAGGCTTTCAACTTTGGTAAGTTCGGGGATGTTAATCCTACAGATAGCATGTTTGAGTTTGATGGTCAGAACCTGGACATGGGTAACCTCATGGGAGGTCCTGGAGGATCCAGGGTTGGTGGAGGCTTCCTTGGTTTTGGCCAGATGGATCCTTACCAGAAGATCGGTACCATCCTGGGTGGGCTGCAGACTATCGCTGGTCTGGGGATGGGGCTCAAGCAGCTGGGACTGGCCAAGCGGGCGCAGAAGTTCCAGGAGAAGTTTGCTACCGCCAACCTCAACAACCAGACGTCCGAATATAACCGCCGCATCAGTGACATCGGCAGGACTAGGGGAGCGGTGGAAGGCACGGACCAGTCGAGCTGGGTGGACGAGAACCGGCTCGAGAAATTCGGCAAGTAGGAGGCACGACAGATGGCCCAGATCACCTGGAGGAACGTCGACGCGCCTGACTTCAGCCAGGCTCTCTACGGCAACAAGCTGGCAGCCGACCTGATTGGAAAGGCCCTGGAAGGCGCTCAGACGGGCGTGGAGGGCATGCGCGACGATCGGCAGGAGCTGGAGACCAATCGCCTGCTCGAGAGCGCTATGCGCTTCCAGAAGGGCGATGAGCTGCAGGCGGCTTTGACGGCTGATCCCAACCTGGGACTGGACTCGCGGTACCTGACGCCCAAGGCGAGGCTCGAGGCTTTCAACTTCTCGGACCAGCAGCTGCAGCGCGAGGACATCAACCGGACCGAGGGCTACAGCCGGGCTTTCCAGGAAGCTGGACCGGCCCTGGGTGAAGCCAATCTTCTGGCTGGCCAGGGCAAGTTCGATGAGGCCACCGCGCGGATTGCGAGCATGCCTCCCGAGATCAGGAGCAGGCTCAATCCCAGGGACCTGGCTTCGGCTCTGAAGGGTACGCTGGATGCAGCCTCGGGGGTGGGAGAGTTTGAGGACGCACGGCTCAATCGCAGGTTGAAGGCCGAGGAGCTTGTAAGAGACACGGATGCCAGGGCTGCGGCTGCCAAGATGTGGGAGTCGGGTGTCGACTACCTGGAAGGCGGCTCGGAATCTGCCATGCGAGAGCTGATCCGTGGAGGCATGGATCCCAAGACTGCCATGATGACTATGCAGTATTATTCCGGGTTTCCTGGAGCCGGAGGAGCAGGTGGTGGTGGCGCTGGCGGAGGTGGAGGCGTTGGTGGTGCTGGAGGTGGCACTGGGGGTGGTGTTGCAGGTGGTGGAGCAGCCACTGGTGGGGGTGGTGGTGGAGGCACCCGTACTGGTGATCCCTTTGGCATTATGAACTATGAGGCCAGAGCTGGTGGTTTTGCGGAAGTGCCTGCAGAGGTAACGAATCTGGGTCAGGCTCGTCAGTTTGCAAAAAAGATCAATGCTGCAGGTGTGGCTTCCAGTGCCATGGGTCCTTACCAGATTGTTGGTAAGACTATGGAAGGAGTTGCCAAGCAAATCTGGGGCGATGATTGGGTAAACAAGGATTACAGGTCTGCAGACGTTCATGAGGCTATGGGCAAGCGTCTCTATGAGAACAGGCTCAAGGAAGGCAGTGCTGCAGGTCTGAGGAATGAATGGGCAGGTCTTACCCAGGCTGATGCCAATGCCATGTACAATGGTAAGATGCCTTGGGAACAGGCCCGTAAGATTATTCTGGATCGGGAAAGCAACGTTTCTCCTGATTATGCTACGGCATCGACAGGGGATGCTGGTGCTGATGCTACTGCTACCACTCCTGCCAGGCGTGACCTGCCCGCCGAGGCAGCGGCAAAGACCATCACCGATGTGGCAACCCGGCAGGCCACGGGTGAGCTGGGAAATCTCTACAAGGGTTTTATCGATCCCAAGGTGGTGGGTAGTGAAAGAGGCATTACTGCAATTGCCACTGAAATAGAGGGAGGTAAGAACTGGGGGCTTAACTTCAGCGATGTTAATTTTATTGAAAATCAGCTGGCTGGTGTCAGGCAGAGGTACACGGAAGCTGCCAGAGCCAGAGGCAGGAACGCTGATCTTACGGATGAGCAGGCAGGATATATACTGAAGCAGTCGCAGCGTACTGGTATAACCGGTATGCCCTATTTTGATGAAAATAGGATGGGTCAGATGATAGACTTCTTTGCTGCCGGAGGGCAGCAGGGAGCTATCGGTGAGGAGGCAGCACTAGGTACCTCGAAAGCAGTAACGGAGAGAGATATAGCTCTCAGGGCTCAGGCTGTGGAGCAGCTGAGATTGGGTCGGGTGCGTGGTCTACCTCCTGAAACACTAAAGGCTCTCGAGAACCAGGTTGCTGCGGCTGACAGGGCGGTCAACCAGTCCCAGACCCAGCAGGGCCAGATAGGTGCGAGACAGGGTCGGGACTTCCAACCGGCAAAGCCTGAGCCAGGAATCATAGCTTCCATCCTGGAAACCGTGGGACTGGGGGGTGGTACGGCCAAGGCGGCTACACCCGTTAAACCAGCGGCTGCTCCTCCTGCGGCTAGGGCTGCGCCCAGAGCTGCTCCTGCCAGGGCACCTGCTGGTACGGTTCCCTCTGCTGATGCTCAGGCCTTTAATGCCTACAAGCAGGATCCAGACAGGCTGAATAGGGATATCCAAAACCTGAACAGGAGATTTAATAGCATAGCCAAGGAATATCCCAATCGTAAAGAATATCTGAATAATGAGGCTGGGTGGAAAGCAGCTACAGCTGAGTATGAAAGCAAGAAGGCCAGGATAAGCCGTAACCTGGCTACCTTGCAGCGGATCAAGAGTGAGACTGCTGGTCCAGGTGCGGTTAGCAGGGCACTTACCCGTGCCAATGATGCTGGCAAGCGGGCTCAGGCAGAGCATGGACCTAATTCTGTGAGAGTGAATGAGCTTGATCGTCAGTTGAGAGCGGCTGAGAATCGACTCAGTAGCGGACAGCTATCTGGTAAAGACAGAGTCTATTATCAGCAGCAGGCAAATGCCATACGTGCTCAGATTGATCGGCTTCGTAGATAATAAAGGATATGTCTCTTGCCTCCTCCTTCTGGTTCCTCTGGAGCGTCAGCAGCTGAGCTTGTCCAGTCTGTTCTGGATACGGTGCGGGACAGGCTTGCCCCTCCGGTCACGCCTATAGCTCCACAGGCTACGGTAGACCCAGCCAGGCTGGACTATGAGCAGCTTGTCAGGCTGGGCAGGTCTGCGACTGCTGCCAGGGACTCGGGAGCAGGTAATACGATCGATGATCCTGTGTTTCAGGACATGCGGGATCTGAGCCCGAACGAGCTGATCCTCAAGTATGGTCCCGAGGTAGGGACCCAGCTGGCTCGGGGTCAGACCACGGGTGACAGAAGCTACAAGGTCGACAGGGCCCATGAGCGGATAGGCTTCTTCAACGATCAGCTTGATGATCTGGGTGGGGGTGCTCTCCAGGGATTGCTGGGCATAGCGGGTGGCGTGACCGGGGTTAGCACCAGCCTGTGGGACAAGGCTCTGGGTACGAATGTCACGCCCAAGGTCCATGCGATCAACAATATCCTGTCCAAGGGTATCGACGATAACCTGAAGTCTGATGCCTGGCGGGCGCATAAGCGGGCGCAGACCGAGATCGATGATCTCCAGGCCATCGACAACGTCAACACGGCTGAAGCCTACAGGGCCAAGGGCGTAGATGGTTTTACCATAGGTCTGCGTGAGGTGGGCAGAGATACCCTGTCTACCGTCAAGGACTTTGCCAGGTACCCTAGTGAGATACCTGAGTTCGTGGCCAATGCCTTTGGTTCCTTTGGTGGTATCGGTGGCCTGGCCAGAGGCGGCATGAAGTTTGGTGGGCCATTGCTGGTCAAGGCGCTCAAGGCAGGAGGTGTCAGGGAAGCCGGGAAGTGGGCCAGGGGAATCGTTGGAACTGCTGCCATTGGCCTGGGTGAAGGCGGAGGAGCCTTCTCCCAGACCTATGGTGAAATCATGGACATGGAGCACAACGATCTGCTCAAGAATTCTCCCGAGTACCGGGAGCTGCTCGAGCAGGACATACCTCCTGACCGAGCCAAGGAAATTCTGGCACGGGAAGCAGGGCTAACGGCTGCAGCGATCGTTGGGCCGACAGCAGCGATCCTGGGTGCTGGTGTCAGCCGTTTCCAGGTCAATCCGTTGGCCACGGTGGCTGAGCGGGTAGCTGCGAGAGGTACCGGCAGAGGTGCTCTTGGCAGGGCCATTGGCAGAGGTCTCGTGGTGGATCCGCTCAAGGAAGCGGTCGAGGAGACGGCGCAGGGCACCTCGGGAGCTTTGATCTCCAACGCCATCCTCCAGGAGTACGACCCCGAGCAGAGACTGGCCGAGGGAGTGGGCGAGGAAGCCGTTTCAGGCGCGCTGGGAGGCTTTGGTGCAGCCGGGGTGATGTCTGCCCCCCAGGCGCTCATCAAGGAGCCTGTGAAGGCTGCTGTGGGCGCTGTGAAGAGACTCGCAGGCCGGGGTGCTCGTACTAGGGAAGAGCTCGAGGCAGAGAACGGCACGGTCGCTGGAGGCCTTGCAGGCATCCGGGGTGGGCTGGCGACCATGGGCGTCGCTTCGGTGGCTGATCTTGGTCAGCAGATGGCTGGACCCGAGCGTGCTGCCAGGGATATGGCACGTCGGGAAGAGATCGCCGATGAGCTGGCGGCCACGGGTATGGATCCGGACCAGTTGCTTGAGGCAGTGGAGACACAGTTCCAGCGGGAGCAGAGCCAGCAGGAACAGGCGCTCGACCAGGACGACGAGGGTGATGCTGGTACTGATCAGTTGGCTCGGTTGGAGAGAGCCAGTCAGGAGTTTGACCCGGACAGGTTTGAAGAGGCCTATAATAAGGTCCAGGCTCTCAAGGATAAGCTGGGTACAGAAGATGATGCAGGAACCCTTGAGGAGCTGGCTACAGCTTTTCGGGAAATGTATGGTCAGATGGATAATGCTGATACCTTGCATCGGCATTTTGGTGATAAGCAGCTGTTGGACCAATATATCAGGAGCCAGGTGGGTGAGGATGCTACGCCTGAAGCTTTGGAGGAAATCAGGAATAATTTCAGTCAGGGTATAAGTGAAGTTCGCAAGGGCTTCAGGATGGCTGTTGGTTCCAGGGAGATGCTGGACCTGAACCAGAGTGTACGGGATCATCTTAAAGCCCAGAGGGAAGCCCAGGAGGGTGGAACCAGTGATTCCCAGGTTATCGCCAGGGCACTGGTTGATCCGGCTTCGGTAAGTTCCGAGGAAGCTGGAGCCATTCTGGAGCAGGCCCGAACCAGGAAGCCTGGACAGCCGGGTCAGTTGAGCAAGCCCGAAAAAGCAGCTCTGCAGAGCGCTGTCACCATGGGTGCGGTCAAGCAGGGGATGACAGATTTTGACCAGAAGGTGGTGGGTAAGACTGATCTGGATCCCCAGCAAGTCGATGCGGAAATCTTCGGCAACAAGGATGAGAAGAACAGTCGGTACAAGAGTCTTCATAATTATATAACAGGAGTGCATCAGCTGATGAGCCAAGGGAGGCTCAAGGAAGCTGCTGCATTGATGGGCAGGCTACAGCGGTTTACCCAGGGACAGAATAATAAGGTTAGAGCCTGGACAGAATCATATAATGATATCAAGGCTAATCCTGGTGCCCATACCTCGGAGAAGAAGCCCTATAAAGCTTGGAGCCCATTGGCAAAGACTGGAGATCAGATGCTGACTGGGACGCGGCATCTCAATGTGAAAAGTGAAAAGTCTGTAAATCTGATGCAGGCGGAGGCCAGGGAAGCTGCTGCCATGGCAGCCACCTATAACAAGCTGGCTGATGCGCATCCCAAGCTGAAGGCCATACTGAAGCAGGGCAACCTGCAGGTGGATGAGCTGCCTGCTGGTCTGTCTGGTACCTTCGAGGATATCCAGGCCAGGTATAATAAGTTTGTCGGGAAGAGCAGAGCTCCTGGTTCCACTGGTTCCACGGCTACGCCTGCGCCCAGTCCTACGCCGACACCAACTCCTACGCCTGCATCCACTCCTTCCAGGACTCAAACTAACTCTGCGGTACAGCGTGCGGCTTACGAAGCGACCAACGCTGATCCGACAAAACCTGATGATGTGCCGCTTGATCACGAAGAAGCACTTATCAGCATCGAGGCGGCGCAGGCGCAGCTCGCGCGTGGTAAGTTTAGCCTGGATTGGTTCAGCCAGTCGCCCTTCGCGCAGCGGCTTGGTACTGGCACACTGATTCAGCTCAAGGAAGCTCTTGCACGCGATGCAGCGAGCACGTTGCAGGCGCTGGCTGATCGCCTGAAGGCGACTGCTCCTGCGACTAAAACGTCGACGTCCGAAACTACCGATCCTGATGTGCTGCAGGCGCGTGCTGAGAACGCTGCGGAGGCTGCGGCCAAGGACGACAATGTCCCCAAGTCCCCGACTGAGCTTGGTCGGGAAGATGCGCGCAGAAGGTACAAGGGTGGTCCCCCGTCCGTCTTCACAGCTGAGCAAAAGGCTGAATGGCAGAAGGCTTACGATGCTGAGCTGAACAAGGCTGTAGCCGAAGCCGACACAGTGGCTCTCCAGAAAAGAGCTGACGCGCTTTATCAGCAGGGCCAGAGCGAAGGGCTACAGGGGGAGGATCGTGAAGAGTATCACCGCATCCGGGCGGAACTTGCCAAGCGAGCTGGAGCTAAAACAGTTACAGAATCTGAGGTTGCAGAGGTTGTAGAAGCGGATCCTACGTCCCCATCGGTAAAGGGCAGATACCCTAACCTGATGGAGACCGAGGGTGAGGGCAACAAGCTGGATGAGTCGTTCACCTATCCCAAGGAAGCGAAGACCCGATATGCCCAGATCACGGAAGGGGGCAAGAAGCTCCTGACCTGGGTGGGTGAGATATTCACCAGCTACGAAGATTATAATAAGTTGGAAAAGGGCAAGGGAGCTGCCAGCAGGTCCATGCCTGACCAGGAGGTTGCCGATAACTGGAAGGCGTTCAGCGACACCCTTGCGACAAGGCTTTACAAGGTCCTGCAGGACAGGATGCAGAGCAACTGGACCAAGGGTCGGAACTTCTCCAAATATTATGCTGATGGTAAGCCGATCAATGCATGGACCAATGGCAAGACTTTTAATCTGGTCAACGTCACCGAGAACGAGGACGGCACGACCTCTGTGGCGTTTGCGCCTGAGCTGTTGGGTCCTGCTGTTCTGGCCATGGTCCAGTGGATTGGAGCCAACCGGAACAGCTCTGCCAAGATAGATGCCAAAAGGGTGGGGGCTACCCTGGGCATCGACGAGGACAAGGTGACTCCTAGTCAGGTGTCGGTTTTCAGCAAGGGACTGGATCTGTCCACTATTAGTGGGTTGATCGGGAATGAGATCAACAAGTTCTGGGGACTGAGCGCCAAGACGGGAGCCCTTCAGGGCTACGTGGATGGCATAGCGGAATCGCTGGCCAAGGACCTGCTGGATCTGACCCAGGATCCCAATGGTCCTCTCAAGGACATCCTTACGCGCCATACATACATATTGCAGGATGGAGCTGAGGATAGCCGGACAGGAGTGACCATCGATAAGAATGCTCCTGAGACTTATATCATCCACTATAATAGTGGACGCAATGAGACCAGGACACCCTTGTATAATTTTTCGGTAGGACCCGAGAGAGCGCCTCTGGGTAATGAGGCTGATAACAGGAGTGATCGTACCAAGCGTCTGGATGAAATGTTCAAGCAGTTGGGTCGATACCCCAATGCCATTGAAGATGCTTTCGTGGTGGATCCTGAGACAGGCGTCCATGGTATCTATATTGGGGAAGCCCCGAGCAAGCCTGTAACCCATAGGAGCAGGAGAGGAGAGGTTCCTCTCACTCCCACGGAGCAGGAGGTCATAACCAGGGCCAGGAATGTCCCGACGCGCTTCAATACGACGATGCGGAATCTCTACAGGGCTCTGGGTGTCCAGGGTCTGGCTCGCTTCAAGGGTATCGCCAATGTTGGTGATCCCAAGGTAGCAGAGGCTTCCAACGAAAACGTCATTCTCAGCGAGAGGAGCAAGCTCGACCAGGTGGCCAGGGGTCTGGCGACGATGGAGATCATCTCCAATACTGTAGAACAAGCAGGGACAAAGCTGGGGATAACTCCGGAGAAGGTAGAGTATTACAGGGACTACGTGATCAACTCGGTTGGTCGCCTGCAGATGGTGGGACCCAGCAACGAGCAGGCTGACAAGCTGGTCAGGGAAGTGTCACTGCCGACCTGGAGCACGCTGGATCTGAGTGATCCGAAGGGGCTGCACATGCAGCTCTTCAAGCTGGCGATCGGTCAGGCGCTCGGGGTGAAGATCCACCTCGGCACGAACGACGCGGTGATCGAGCAGGTCGAGGGGATCCTGGAGCGTCTGGAAGGCGTCACAGGGAGCCTGCAGGGCTTCCTGGAGACGGGAGAGCTGCCTGGTGGGGCTCAGGGTGTTACAGGCTTCGTGGACGCTCTCAGGGAGGGTCTGGAAGACCAGAACACGGAGCTGGCGCTGCATGCGCTTTTGAGTTGGGCTCAATACAAGAGCAGCAAGGATCCCAGCAGCTTCGAGACGGCGCTTTACCTCGAGGCTGATGGCTTCGTGAACGGCGTGTCCAACTCGATCATGCTCTACAGCCAGGGAGAGTTTACGGCTGACCAGGTGGCCCAGATGGTCAGGTCCGGGTTCATGATCGAGGGACTGGAAGCACTGGAGCTGGCGCAGCATGAGGGTCTGTCAACCTATCGTAATCTTGTTGACAAGCTGGATTCCTACCAGGTTGGTGGTACAGCCCTGAGTGATATCCTCGAGCGGCTGTCAAGAAGTCCCACCCTTACCGAGAATGAGCGGAAGCGCGTTATTGGTATGGTGCATTTCCTGGCTCAGTTCGGGATGGGCATGGACGTGGCGCGTGAGCTCGGTCCTGTGATTACGGCAGAGGATGAGCCGCTCACTTCTGGTGGTGACGAGGTCAGTGAGCAGGATGGTGGGTCTGTAGCGCCTCATGACAGGCAGGAGCGCAAGAAGAATTGGGTTGATATTTTAAGGTCCTTTATGAAGGACCCGATGACCAAGGGTAACTATGGGGTAGGGTACAAGAACCTGGCTGTGTCCCTGGCCAGGGAAATGAATGAGGAGCTGATCAAGCGAGCCAACAACGTAGTCAGGGCTCAGGCTGCTGGTTCCAGGGAAGATCCTTTCGTGCTCTTCTTCAGGGATGCCAAGAAGGCTGACCTCAGTCCTGAGGAAGCCAGGAGGCTGTATAGAAATTATGTAGGTCGAGCAGATGGTGAGCTTAAGGACTCGGGACGGGGAACCGTAGGATTCCTGGATCTGCTGACAAGTCACTTCCTCTGGGTTGTAAAAGACAAGCAGGGAAAGCGCACTGGTACCAGCAAGTGGCTTAAGCAGAACAAGGCCTCTCCTGCCAGTAGAGCTGCGGCTGCCAACAGGCGGAGTGACAACCCTGACTGGAAGACCTTCGGGATGACCAACCAGGAGATAGGTTTCCTGGCCAATGCACTGGTACCCACGATTGCCAAGCCGCTTTTGCATTCGGTGGGTGCTGCCAAGGGCACTCATGTCG